TTTAAGATAAGGGTTGACGAATACAAACCTTGGATGTATATTGGTAACGTATATAACAGTGGTCTTGATATCGTTCCTGTCTACAAATACTTTAGACAAGAGAACGACTTACATAAATTAGAAACAATATGGAAACGCAACTCCTCCTACTAAAGTCAGGGATATACCTGATAACAAACATTGAAACTTTGGATGAGGAACCTGCTGCTCATCTAGAACAACCGTATAGAATCAAGGATGATGGCACGTTAGAACCTTGGCCACTTCACACAGTGGACGAGGACGTGTTGATTTTTTCTGATACTATTGCTACAATCTTAGAACCCAAGAAAGAAATTCTTGACAAGTATAAGATGGTAACTAAATGAGTTTCTACACTAATGTAAATCTGGTTGGTAACAACCTACTCTACATAGGGTATGAAAATGGACAACGCATACAACGTAGGTTTAAATTTTCCCCCACACTATACGTTGTAAGTAATAAACCTACCAACTGGAAGACACTAGATGGTAGATATGCTAAGCCTATACAATTTGATACTGTCGGAGCAGCACGTGACTTCAAGGACAAGTACAAAGATGTAGAAGGGTTTGAGGTACATGGTTATGATCGCTACTTATATCAATATATTTCTTCGGAGTTCGCCAACGAAGTTGACTACGATATCAAGACTCTCAAGATTACATCACTTGATATTGAAGTCGCATGTGAGAATGGCTTTCCTAACGTACGTGAATGTGCGGAATCGTTACTGGCGATCACAGTACAGGATTTTCAGACACGTAAACTTAAAGTATTCGCAACGAGGGATTATCACAACACCCGTAAGGATGTTGATTTTATCTACTGTGACAGCGAAGAACATTTGCTACGCAGCTTCCTTGCTTACTGGCAGACTGATTTCCCAGATGTTCTTACAGGGTGGAATTGCGAGTTGTATGACGTACCTTATATCTGTGGTCGTCTTGAACGTCTATTCGGTGAGAAAGAAATGAGACAGATGTCCCCATGGGGCATGGTCAAGAGAGAAGAGATGGAGATCAAGGGTCGTACCCAGATCTTATATAATATGTTCGGGATCAATGTACTAGACTACATGGATCTCTACAAGAAATTCACATACACTAATCAGGAATCATATAGACTAGATCACATTGCTAATGTAGAACTAGGACAGAAGAAGTTAGACCACAGTGAGTATGAAAACTTCAAGGACTTCTACACGAAGGACTGGCAGAAGTTTATTGACTACAACATCAAGGACGTTGAACTTGTAACTCGTCTAGAAGATAAGATGAAGTTGATAGAACTTGCCATCGCTCTAGCATATGATGCTAAGGTGAACTTGAAAGATGTGTACTATCAGGTTAGAATGTGGGACACATTGATTTACAATTTCTTATCAGCGAGGAACGTTGTTGTACCTCCTGCTAAGAGAGCAAACAAAGACGAAAAATACGCAGGTGCTTATGTCAAGGAACCGATACCAGGAAAGTATGATTGGGTGGTCTCTTTTGACCTCAACAGTCTGTATCCTCATCTTATTATGCAGTATAATATCTCACCCGAAACTCTCTGTGAGAGCAGACATCCATCGGCAAGCGTTGAGAGGATACTGGGGAACAGTTGCGAAATAGATCCAAAGTATGCTACGTGTGCCAATGGTGCTCAGTATCGTAAGGATGTACATGGCTTCCTACCTGAGATGATGAAGAAGATATACGATGAACGTGTACAGAGTAAGAAGCTTATGCTCATAGCAAAGCAAGAGTATGAGAAGGCACCCTCTACAGAATTAGAGAAAGCAATCAGTAAGTACAACAACATACAGATGGCACGTAAGATTCAGTTGAACTCTGCCTATGGTGCTATTGGCAATCAGTATTTTAGGTACTATAATTTAATTAATGCCGAAGCAATTACATTGTCAGGTCAGGTTTCAATACGATGGATTGAAAACAAAGTAAATGGGTACTTGAATAAGTTGTTAAATACTAATGAAAAAGATTATGTAATCGCTAGTGATACAGACAGTATCTACTTGTCACTTGACAAGTTAGTTACCACAGTTTATGGTGATCAGGAAGTAAGTCAGGAGAAGGTTGTCAACTTCCTTGACAAGGCATGTAAAGAAAAGATAGAACCCTTCATTGACAAATCATACCAAGAGTTAGCAGAGTATAGTAATGCTTATGAACAGAAGATGTTCATGAAACGTGAGAACATTGCTGCTAGAGGAATCTGGACTGCGAAGAAGAGATACATCCTCAACGTTTGGGACAGTGAAGGGGTGAGATATAATCAACCAAAGCTTAAGATGATGGGTATCGAAGCAGTTAAGTCTTCAACACCTGCCCCTTGTCGTACAGCAATTAAAGACGCACTAAACATAATGATGTCTGGTGAGCAGGACGAACTTGTAAAGTTTATTGATGACTTTAAAACCAAGTTCTATTCCTTACCTCCAGAGGACATCGCATTTCCGAGGTCAGTCAATGGACTACGCAAATTCAAATCAGACACAAACGTGTATTCAAAGGGATGCCCCTTACATGTTCGTGGAACTCTCTTATATAATTTTTATGTCGCTAAAAAGAAACTGGAGAACAAGTACCCTCTCGTTCAAGAAGGAGAAAAGATAAAGTATATCTTCTTGAAAGTAGATCGCACTAACCCTATCAACGAGAACGTTCTATCGTTCCTCAACACATTTCCTAGGGAACTAGGACTGGAACATTGTCTTGATCGCAAGGCACAATTCCAAAAATCTTTTCTTGATCCTTTACAAATCATCACTAAGGTGATAGGATGGGAAACAGAGAAGACTTCAACGCTTGAATTTTTATTTACATGAGTTTTTTGAAAGATGTCGTTAAAGAAATTGGTAACGACTATGCAGGTATACTAGCAGACGGATCAGTAGGAGATATAGGAGGGTATGTAGATACTGGTTCTTATATTTTCAATGGTCTGGTCAGTGGCAGTATCACAGGTGGTATTCCATCTAATAAGATCACAGCAATAGCAGGTGAATCATCTACAGGTAAGACATTCTTTTGTCTTGGTATCGTAGAGAACTTCTTAAGAGAGAACAAGGACGCAGGTGTTATATACTTTGAGTCTGAAGCTGCTATCAGCAAACAGATGATGGAGGATCGTAACGTTGACACCACACGTATGATGCTCGTACCTGTCACCACAGTACAAGAGTTTCGTACTCAAGCAATCAGGATACTAGACAAATATCTAGAGCAACCAGAGAAGGATCGCAAACCATTGATGTTTGTATTAGATTCTCTTGGCATGTTGTCAACAAGTAAAGAGTTAGAAGACTCTGCTGCGGGTAAAGATACACGTGACATGACTAGAGCACAGGTAGTCAAAGCTATCTTCAGAATACTGACGTTGAAGTTAGGTAAAGCAAACGTACCTATGCTTGTGACTAATCATACATATGATGTGGTTGGTGCTTATGTACCTACAAAAGAAATGGGTGGAGGTAGTGGACTCAAGTACGCTGCGTCTACAATCATATATCTTACCAAGTCTAAAGAGAAAGATGGTAAGGAAGTGATAGGTAATATCATTAAAGCAAAGACTGCTAAGAGCAGACTATCAAAGGAGAACGCAAGTGTTAGTATCAGATTATACTATGATGAACGTGGACTTGACAAATATTACGGGCTACTGGAACTGGGTGAGAAGTATGGAGTTTTTGAACGTAAGGGAAACCGTGTTGTTGTTGGGGAGTCTAGCGTCTATCCTTCTGTTATTCTCAAGGATCCTGAGCAATACTTCACCCCCGAAATAATGGAGAAGTTAGACTGGGCAGCAGGTCAGGAGTTTAAGTACGGATCATGAAGACAGAAGCTTTTCCCACTCTCATCTACAGGTATCACTTAGATGATACAGAACAAGTTAAAGCAAGAGTAGAAGAACATTATAAAGAATATAAATTTCAAAGTAACACACCTGACCAGTGGAACTGTGACCTGTTCACATCATATGGTTCGGGTACATTCCCTATTGGAGAATGTCTTGACTCATTTACCCCAGTGTTGGATGAGTTCCAGACAGAATCCAAATCTTATGGTAGTATGATACTAACTGATCTGTGGTTGAATGTATATGAGACACAGCAGTGGCAAGAGAAACATACTCACCTACCAGGTCAATGGTCTGGTGTATACTATGTTCACTTCGATCCGAATGAGCATAAGGCAACTTCCTTTTACAATCCTATTGAGACATTGCTTGCTTCTAATGGAGTAAAGCAAAACGTCCTAACCCCATGGGTTCAAGAGGGTGACATGATTATCTTTCCATCATGGTTAGAACATGCTGCTCCGTTGAACAAGTCCTCTAAGATGAGGTCTACAATATCATTTAATTTCGTTATCGAGGAAGAGTCGTATGAAGGTGGAAACACTGATACTGAAGAACTTACTGTTAACTGAGGATTATCCTCGGAAGGTTCTTCCGTTTGTTAAAACCGAATACTTTGAAGATGTAACAGATGGCATCTTGTACGACGTAATTAATAAATACTTCGTAAAGTATTCTGCTGTACCAACAGTTGAAGCTATTACCATTGAAGTAGGGAAGATCTCTACACTTAGTGATGAACAATACAAGCAGACTACACAGACATTAGAATCCTTTGATAAGGAAGCAACAGAATTAGAATGGTTACTAGATACCACAGAGAAGTGGTGTCAAGAACGTGCCATATACCTCGCTCTCATGGAGAGCATAAAGATTGCCGACGGTTCTCATGATAAACAAGGTCCTGATGCTATACCTAGCATCTTATCGGACGCACTTGGTGTAACGTTTGACAATCATATCGGACACGATTACATAGATGACTACGAAGAAAGATACGAAAGCTATCACAAAGTCGAAACCAAAGTACCATTTGATCTCGACTTCTTTAATAAAATTACAAAAGGCGGGCTACCTGCTAAGACTCTTAACATCGCACTTGCTGGTACAGGTGTCGGGAAGTCTTTATTCATGTGCCATGTCGCTAGCTCCGTGCTGCTCCAAGGGAGGAACGTACTCTATATTACAATGGAGATGGCAGAGGAGAAAATTGCTGAACGAATTGACGCAAACCTCCTCAACATAGACATACAAACATTAGCACAGTTGCCGAAGGTAATGTTTGAGAATAAGATCACAGACTTATCTAAGAAGACACAAGGCAAACTCATTGTAAAAGAATACCCCACTGCGTCAGCACATGCGGGTCACTTCAGAGCACTCTTAAATGATCTAGCACTGAAGAAAGCATTCAGACCAGAGATTATATTCATCGACTATCTAAATATCTGTACATCGCAGAGGTTTAGAAATGCGTCGTCAGTCAATTCATATACCATGGTTAAGTCGATTGCGGAAGAGCTCCGTGGTCTTGCAGTGGAATTTAATGTACCTATCGTCTCCGCTACTCAGACGACTCGTTCTGGCTATGGGAGTAGTGATGTTGATCTTACTGATACAAGTGAGAGTTTTGGTCTTCCCGCTACTGCTGACCTCATGTTTGCTCTTATATCGACGGATGAACTGGAGGAACAGAATCAGATAATGGTCAAGCAGTTAAAGAATAGATACTATGATCCTACTCTTAACAAAAGATTTATTGTAGGTATTGACAGAGCAAAGATGAGACTGTATAATGTTGAACAAGACGCTCAAAATAATATCATGGACTCAGGACAAGTCCAACTGTCCAGTACTGATACTAAGAAAAAATTTAGTGAGTTTAAATTTTAATTATGATTGGAAAAGAAACACCTGCTATCAAATATGATAGAGCACTGACGCTATTTCAAGAGTCAGTTTTGGAACCTAACTCTCAGTTGAGAGGTTGTGCTCACAACCAAGGATGCTTTGATGAACTGATGGAGATCAGAGAACATGTCCTAGAATATCTCAAGACACTAAGAGAAGTCACACACCATACTAATCCAGATGAGAGTGACGAAATTGAAACCGCTAAAGTTATTAATGCTAAATCATGACCATAGAATTTAAACGTTACGAAGAGTTTGTTAATGCTGTCACATCCGATAGTTCTAAAGATTTTGAATCTCTTGTTGATCGCTTGGGTGACCTTGACAGACAAGGTGCCAATCCTGAACGCCTTGCCACTGCTGCTGTTGGGCTTAGTGCTGAGTCTGGTGAGTTCTTGGAGATCGTTAAGAAGATGGTATTCCAAGGTAAGCCTTGGGACGAGCATAATAGAAAGCATCTTATTATTGAGTTGGGTGACGTTATGTGGTACGTAGCACAAGCATGTATAGCATTAGATGTAGACTTTGATGATGTGATCAAAGGCAACGTTCAGAAACTAGAGAAGAGATATCCTGGTGGGTCATTTGACATTGAAAAGTCTGAGAACCGTGCTGCCAATGACCTCTGATATGTATGAGGACATGGGCAAACTCAATGCCCTGTACGCAGAGTTAATGTGGGATCACGAGGACGAGTTAGAGTTCGTACCAGACTATAATAACGATAGAATAATTATATACAACAAGTCTAGATCAGGAGACAATCCTTTCATTCAAATACATGATGGAAACAATTAATCTATTTCCTACAACTGTAGGTAGATTTGATCTTATTGACTATGCCGACTGGGTTGCCAAGAGGTATGAGTATCACATGTTTGACCATGGTCTTACTGGAGAGATAGATGGTAAGGTGTTAGTACACCTTGATCCACAACTCGCCAGTTTTTTTATGGAGTTAAACGACTGTGTAGATGAGTACCTATGTGCTATGAATGTCAGCTATGACATACACTTCATGAAGACATGGTATGCTGTGAGTGGTGAGGACATGTCAGTTCCCAATCACAACCATGCTCCTGCTCATGTATCATGGGTGTACTACCTAGACACACAGGATCCACTCACCTTTACAAAGGAGAGTCAGAACGAGTGGTTCCCACATGCTTTTGCTGACGCAGAGAAGAACTTTAACAACACTTCAGCATGGGAAGAGAATACAAAAGAGGGTGATCTATTAATATTCCCTAGCACACTCAAGCATATGACACGCAACACAGGACATCGTTGGAGTCTAGCAGGTGATATATTACTTACCAATCAGGATCTAAATAAAGAGGGAGGACTAACTCATCCACAATTCTGGAAACAATTCTAATG